CTTTAGATCATGGCAAAGAATCCAAGATATGCAAACGGCAATGCAAGGCGCAAGTTATCTGCACGCTTACGCGCCGAAGGTCGTGGCTGCTGGATATGCCGAGCGTTCGGCAGACCTGACCGCATTGACTACGACTTGCCGTCAGGTCACCCCATGTGCTTCGAGGTTGACGAACGAAAGCCTGTCAGCCGATGGCGAGAGTTCGGCTATGCGTCAGCTCAACAGTGTGCGCTTGATTACAACAACGTCGATGCGACGCACCGCCGATGCAATCAATGGAAGTCAGACAAGAGCGATGATGAAGTGATTGCGATTGCACGAGGACAGCACACCGTTAATGCGAAGCCGCTGCCACAGCCGTTCGATGATTGGTGATGGTGGCATAGGTGGGTGGTAGGCAGCTACGGCGCTCCTCCTGGCATAGAGCTGATTTAGACGTGCGGAATTTCCGTAGTGAGGAATGATGGCAAGACTCGTTAAAGCGGCGCGATCTGGCGATTACGAAGCCGCTATGAAAGCATTGCGCAGCGAATTGTATGAACAGATTTTCGCAACTGAATACGGGCGCGATATAGCAGCACTCGTTAAACGTTGGCTCGAAGTCAGTAGCGAACTAGGCGAGAAACACAGAAAGCCGCTTGAAGAGATACGCGACAAGATAGCCGAGACGATTGAAGCTAGTCAGAGTGGACGTGACGTTGCTGCTCTTTCAATCCGAATGCTTGAAGTCTTGCGCGAGCTTGATTCATTGCCGGACGCGAACGCGAAACCGAACGCAGCACAGAAAGCACGTGAAATGGTGAGAAACCGCAATGTTACGCAAAGGGAACCAAAGGCCGACGTTTAGCACGGTAGGCAAGTGGTCGTATACGGATGGTGAGTATGCAGCCAACATGTTCAGCGATTACGGGATTCAGTTCTATGAATCGCAAGAGTATGAGTTGCACGTGTTCCTTGCGCGAAACGAAGATGGCAGCTATGCGGCTAAGACGATTTGCATTAGCAAGCCGCGACAGAACGGCAAGAGCTTTGCGGCGCGGTTTTATGCAATCTGGATGGCCGCGATTGAGGGCAAGCACGTGCTGTTCTCAGCGCATCATGGCAAGACTGTGCGCAAAATGTTCAAGGAAATACGCAACTTCATTGAGAACACGCCTGATTTCTACGCGATGCTAAAGCCGAAAAACGGCATCTATGCGGCTGCTGGGACTGAGGGCATTTACTTTGTCGATGAGTACGGCAATGACGCGGGGCTGATTGAGTTCCAGACGCGCACCAATTCCGCTGCTCGTGGTGAGACTTACCAAGTCATTATTGTTGACGAGGCACAAGAGCTAACTGCTGAACAGCTCGAAGCGTTGAAACCTACGACGATTGCAGCCGATGACGCAGAGAAGGTGGACAGCGACCCGCAGATGATCTACTTGGGTACACCTCCGAATCCCAAGTGCGTCGGCACCGAGTTTAGGCGTTGGCATGACGAAGCGCACAGCGACAAGGAATCATCTATCTGGTGGATGGAATGGGCGGTTGACGAAATTCCCGACATGACTGACCGCAAGGCTGTCATGGAGCTTGTTTATCTGACGAACCCGGCGATGGGTTACCGCATCAAGGAATCCACCATGTACGACGTGATGGATACCATGAGCGCGGATGGCTTCGCACGTGAATGCCTGGGGTGGTGGACGAGCGTTGTATCGCTTGTCGAAACAGTGATTAACGCAGAGCTATGGAACGCTTGTAAGGTGGACAACCCGCGCAAGGATGGATTGCTTGTCTATGCCGTCAAATTCTCCCCAGACGGCGCTACTGGCGCTCTGGCAGCGTGTTATAAGCCCGATGAAGGCGTGCCGTTCGTTTACGTGGTGGACGTTAAATCGCTGTCACATGGAATCGGTTGGTTCGTTGACAACCTAGCGCCACGAGCTAACAAAGCCGCGCAGATTGTGATTGACGGTCAGAGCAACGCACAGAATCTAAACGAACGCTTGCTTGCCGAAGGCGTGAGCACTAAGGCAATTGTTCGTCCACAGACGCGTGACGTTATAGCGGCTTGCTCAACGCTCGTTAATGCCGTGAAAGAGCGGAAAGTCACGCATTACGGACAACCTGCACTAGACGATTCAGCTACAAAGACGAAGCGGCGGCGAATCGGCAACAATGGCGGTTTCGGCTTCGAATCTACCGACGAAGCAAGAGCCGAATTAATAGAAGCATGTGCGCTCGCGTATTGGGGCGCGATGACCACCAAACGCAATCCGAATAGAAAGGCGGTTGTGAGGTGTTAGAAATCCCTGGAATGGTAGCATCCGCTGACGGTTTGCGCGGCGAGGACAGGATGCTCGTCCACGAGCTAGTTAAGGCGTGGCACGACCACTACGACCGCAACATGAAGCGGCATTGCTACTACGTCATGCACAATAGGCTGGTGGACTTGGGCATTTCCATCCCGCCGAAGCTGCGCAACCTCGACGCGGCATGCGGCTGGGCGCAGAAGACGGTGGACGTGATGGTGGAGCATTCCATCTTCGACGGCTACACGGTCGGCGACGAGAAAGCGCAGGCGCAGCTCGACGCGATCGTGCGCCGTAACAAGATGCGCTCGAAGTACCGCAAGGCAACGACCAGTGCGTTAGAGCAGTCGTTTAATCTGTATTTCGTCAGCAAGGACGCAAGCAACCACGCGCACATTTCCGCATATCCCGCGCACGCTTGCGGCGTTACGTGGGACGATGCGAACGACACTATCAAAGCGGCTCTGTTCGTCGTTGACACCAAAAAGGACAAGGTTACCGGGCGCGTGTTGCCGACATGGATTAACGTCGTTACGCCTGAGTACCTAATCCGCATCAAAAGCGACAACGGGCGCTGGTACGTGGACGAGTACGAGCCGCACGGTTTGGAGCACTTGCCCGTGTTCCTGGCGGCGTACAACGCGACACTTGAACGACCGTTTGGACAATCTAGAATCACCCGCGAGGTCATGGGCTACATCGATTCAGCGGTGCGTGCGAACATCAACGAAGAGATTGCAAGCGCATTCGCGGCAAGTTCGCAGAAGTACCTGCTCGGAACCGATGGTGACCCATTCGAGGATGTGGACAGATGGCAGGCGTTCATCGGTGCTATCTTCAATATCGACATGACACAAGACGGCACGGTTCCGCAGTTTGGGCAGTTGCCGCAGCCGTCCATGCAGCCGATGACAGACCATTTCCGTAATTTATGCGCGAAGATGAGCGCGGCAACGGGTATCCACGTGTCGCAATTCGGTCTTGTCCACGACCAGCCTGCAAGCGCAGAAGCAATTTACGCGGAGAATTCACCGTTGATTCGCAAGGTGAAAGCGTGGCATTCCGACGTGGGCGATACGCTCACCGACGTTGCCATTGCGTGCCTTGCAACCGAGCGCGACACCACGTTTGACAGCGTGGACGTTAGCGGCTTGGAGATTCAACCGCGCTTCATGAACCCAGCTATGCCGACGTTGGCGCAAATGACCGATGCGAGCGTGAAAATCGCGTCTGTTGTTCCCGCGTTCGCCAACACGCCGACGTTCTGGCGGCAGAATGGCTACAGCGACGAGGAAGTGACCACGATCATGCGCGAATTGCAGACGGCGCAAGCTCAAGAAGCATCTAACGCGATGGTGTCCACTCTGTTTGGCGGTGGCGTTAATGCAGATACCGCGTAGTTACATCGAGAACTATAGCGATGCGATCAACGTCGTTTCTGACAAGGCTAGAGCGGCATTGGTGGACGCATTGAGCAAAATCGACTACAGCGCAGACGTTGCAGAGGTTCGCAATGCTGTTATAGCAATCATGCAACCCGCCTGCGGCGCATCGTCCACGCTAGCGGCGAGACTCGCAGCGGACTTCTATGACGGCCTGAGAGCGCGTTTTGGCATCGATGATGGGTTTACGGCAGAGGTGGACAGTCAGCGCGTACCAGAAGCCACCGAGGGCGCTGTGAGGGCTTTTGCGCAAGACATCGTGGAAGATAAACCCGTCGA